AGATTCGATCTCGGCGTACCTCGCAAACATCGCAGACGTCCTCAACTCGTATGCGATCCCTCGCCTCATGCGAATCAACGGCATCGATCCCCGCCTCGGCCCGACGATCACGTACACCGCTCCACGGGCACCCGACCTCGACACGATCTCGAACTATGTCAGCCGCCTCGCTACCGCTGGGGCGCTGATGCCGGACGACACGCTCGACGATTATCTGCGGGAGATCGGCGGGCTACCCAACGACGAAGTCGCCGAGGTTGACTGATGGCGACATCGCACCGCTCGTATAGCGCACCAACCGAGGTCGTCGCGCTGCCCGCCGTCGACGGTCAAGTCGTCACGGGTTCGTCGGTCCTGTACGGCGTCGTCATCACCGACGAGGCAGCGGGTGCGTTGCAGGCGCACCTGCATGACGGGACAGACAACACCGGCGATCATGTCGCAGCGCTCGCAGCCGCAGCGAACGGCTCAGCGACCGCCTGGTACGGCCCGAACGGCATCCACTGCCCCGGCGGCATCTACCTCGACGTCGTCAGCGGCACAGTGTCCGGTTCGGTCTTTATCCGCGCATGACCGTCCGGGTGCGGCTGGTCGAGAAGCAGCGGCACGACAACCACCGCCCCGAGTTCCGCCCGACCGACAGCGACAAACTGTACGGCTCAGAACGCACCCTCGCTACCGCCGTCAACCAGATCGCTGACGCCATCCCGGCATCGCTCGTCGAGGACTACATCTACGGCCGTGTCCGCCCGACAGCGTTGACTCGCCGAATCACGAACCTCGTCGAGAACGACCCGACGATGATCGAACGCCCGTTGTTCGCAGCGTTTCAGGTTGGCCAAATGGATGACGCCGCCCAGCAGCGGCGAGACGTCAACCGGCGGCTGCGTCAACTCGGATCAAACGTCCGGCTCCGCTCAACACAAGAGCTACGCAAAGCACTCGACGAGGTCGTGTGGCAACCCTCGATCCAATCGTTCGACGTGACCGACCCGAACGCCCCGGCACGCATCCACGCCCGGTTCCAGTCGCAACGCATCCTGACCGACCTGTCGCAGGTCACGATCAACTCGATTGACGTGATCGTGCAAAGCTCGTTCACCGTGACGCAGTCGTTCCAAACGGGGCGGACCGTTGTCGGGTTGACCCCGCAGCAAACCGCATCAACGATCTACACCGCGCTGTCGGAGGTGTCGCCGGTCACGCCGAACGGCGCTGATCTCGCGTCACGGGTCGCGGTGCATACACGCGGCCTCAACGACCGCTGGGCGCTCGCTGTGCAACGCTCAGGCAACGCCGCGGGGTATCGGGCTGCACGCAACGGAGCGGACGCTCAACGCGTTCTCGACGTCGCTGAGAAGCAGATGGCACGCCACGGCGACCGGCTCCGGCGCGCCCGTGCCCGCATGATCGCCCGCACCGAAATCGCGGTCGCCCAGAACGCAGGGATACAAGCTCAGCACGACGCGATGATCGCTGCCGGGGTAGCGTCACCGGATTCGCAGAAGGAATGGATCACCGGTCCGTTCGATGTGTGCCCGATCTGCACACCGTTGGGCGGCACTGCCGTACCGGTCGCAGGCGAGTTCTTCTGGCCGGGTGGGGCAGGCAACCCTCCCGCTCACCCGTCGTGCCGTTGCAAGACACGCCTGCGACCGTCGATCGAGAAACCCCCGGTGCGGTTCGGGGACGGCACCCGAGACAGCCCGTATCAGTATCGGTTCGCTGACGGATGGTCTGCGCCGTTGCCGTAGAGACGTCCTCTACAGACAACAGCAAAAGCGGCATCTACAGTTGCCGACGTGCAAGCGCATCAACTCGTGGACCTCGAACTCGACGAAGTGTCAGGCGTAGATCACCCTGCCTCACTCGTCGAAGGCTGGCTCGTAATGAAAGCCGACGACCCGATCTCCGACGCGTTCGCCGACCTAATCACCGACCAGGAGAAGGACCTCGTGGAAGATAACCACGCGGCCGACCCGGTCGCCGAAGCCCCGGTCGCTGACGAAGCGTTGGCGAAGGAACTCGGCGATCTGCGGAAGGCTCTCAACGACATGACCACTCACTTCGAGAAGGCAGCCGCCGAGCGTGACGCGCTCGCTGAATCTGCTGAGATCGAGAAGGCAGCCGCGAAGGTTGCCGGATGGGATCAAGTCCCCGGCATGACCGACGAGTTCGTTGCGGTACTGCGTTCGCTCGACGACGACCAGCGCGAAGCAGTCGGCGTCGTGTTCGACGCCTGCCAGATCGCGTTCGCTGAGGCGGACGTGACCAAGGAACTCGGCACCGACGTTCCCGGCGACGGCGACGCGTTGTCGATGATCGAAACTCTCGCAAAGGGTCTCGTCGCTGAAGGCAAGGCCACCAACATCCACCAGGCGATCGCAGCCGTAGCTGTCGACCGTCCCGACCTGTACGCCGCATACGTCGGCGAGAAGGGCTGAGACTCATGGCATACGAGTCCCCACAAGCACTCAGCATCGGCACGTTGACCGCCGCTGCTGACCTGTCTGCGAAGCAGTACCACTTCGTCAAGCTCGCGAGCGCGACGACAGTGAACGTCTGCTCCGCAGTCACTGACGTCCCTATCGGCGTCCTCCAGAACAACCCGACCTCGGGCAAGTCGGCAGAGGTTCTTCTGCTCGGCGTGTCGAAGGTCGTCGCTGACGCGACCCTCGCTGCTGGCGACGTGATCGGCACCTCCGCCGACGCGCAAGCCCAGCCGCTGACCGTCGGCACCGAAACGACCGTCTACACCTGCGGACAGGCGATCACCGCCGGGTCTGCTGGTGAAACCGTCACCGCATTCATCAACATCTCAAACGGGAGGGCTAGCTGATGCCTCAGCCAACTCAATCAGACGTCCATGTCGACGCAATCCTGACCGGCATCTCCGTAGCGTATATGCAGGACGCCGATCACTTTGTCGCAGGCAAAGTGTTCCCGTCGGTGCCGGTCCAGAAGCAGTCCGACAAGTACTTCACCTACACGCAAGATGATTTCTTCCGTGACGAAGTGCAGTATCGCGCCGACGGCACCGAATCCGCAGGATCGGGCTACGGCTTGTCGACCGCGACCTACTCCGCTGACGTGTGGGCGCTCCACAAGGACATCGGCGACCAGACCCGAGCGAACGCTGACGCGCCGCTCAACATGGATCAGGACGCCACCCGCTACCTCGCGCAGCAGATGCTGATCCGGCAGGAACGTGACTGGGCGACCAGCTACTTCGGCACCGGCATCTGGGACACCGACGTCACGCCCGCCACCCTGTGGTCGGCGACCTCGTCGGACCCGATCGGTGACGTGCAGACCGGTATCAACACCGTTCTGACGAACACCGGTTACCGCCCGAACGTCGGCGTCTGCTCCTACGCAGTGTTCTCGATCCTGAAGAACCACGTCGACATCGTTGACCGCTACAAGTACACGACGTCGGAGTCGATGACCACCGACCTAATCGCCCGTGTGCTCGGCCTCGACGAGTTGCATGTCATGGGTTCGATCGTGAACACCGCCAACGAGGGCGCGACCGCGTCGTACAGCCAGATCGGCGACAAGGACATGCTGCTCGCTTACCGTCCGGCATCAGCAGGCCTGATGACCCCATCGGCTGGCTACAACTTCTCGTGGACCGGCCTCGCCAACAGCGGCGGGATCGGCACCTCGACGAGCGTCAGCCGGTTCCGCATGGATCACCTCCGTGCGGATCGGTTGGAGATCCAGAGCGCGTGGGACATGAAGGTTGTGTCCAGCGCCCTCGGGTATTTCTTCGACAACTGCGTCGCCTAATCGCGGCGGTTCCTCCAGTCGTAGCGGCCCACCGGTACTCCTCCGCCGGTGGGCCGTTGCGCGTCTCTCCACTGACTCGCAGCTTGACGTGACATAGGATGACGGCATGACGTGGAACTATTCCGGTGACCCTGCATCCTCCGCACGCGATTCGATCCGGTTTCTTGTCGGCGACACCGACACGAACGATCAGCTCATCTCGGACGAGGAAATCGCGTGGACGAACAACCAGGTCACCGGGTCCGATA